GGCAGACTTTCGTCTGCCCCCACAACTCGTAAAATACCGGCTAATTAAAGCGGATATCCCCGAGGGCACTACTACACAATTTTCAAGTGTAGTAGGGGCCGACGTGAGTCGACCCGCCGTGCGATGTTAAGCGCACGGTCGTTCTCGTCTTTCGACGATGGGTGTACACTACAGCGTTCCTCTCACTCTGAGAGCCGCGCAGTAGTGCGTACATATCGACAGAGTCCCGTCGATAGCCCCCATACGCAAATCTCCTATCGGAGACAGGCATATGGAGGAGTTCCTTCCAGACGAAACACTGTTTGGTTTTGTTAAACCGAACGTGCCCGCATGTAAGAAACTCCTCGCCTACCGCATCAATCCCCGTATCTGCATTCCCTTTGTAGGGTCTGTAGAAAAGGAAATGACTTGGAATCAAAGCCGAAATAGATGGCCGTGATTCTTCGAAGAAATCAGCAGTGTGTTGATTCCTAAGCGTCAGGTTGAGCAGCTTGTATACAGCCTCAATATTCTCGAGTCTGTAGTCAAGCGTGAACGGTCTTACGTCCACACCCTTGTACCAATCTGCGCCACACGATTCACGGAAGTGACCTTGCAGAAAGGTCTTCCCGCTGTTTACCCTGAAGCCCATAACCTTCAACAGGTTAAGTACTTTAGGAGCATGCTTCTTACGTACGATAATGTCGTCTCCATATACAGAATAATCTGTACCTGGAACTCCACAACCGGACGCATGGCAGCAAGCCGCAAACAGCAGTGACTCGAGTGGAAAGCAGAAGCCATTACCCATAGAGCAAAACTTGTGGTACGGTTTAACCGTGCCGCCAAGCTTGAAGCTCTTAGAACGCGTGTCGTTCAATAAATCGAACCACGCTTCGGGTACGAGATGTCGGACTAGTCCTGTCGAAATGGAGTCAGAAGCTGACTTCAGGTCGATAGTGACGAATCCTTCATCTGAATCATCGAGTGACCCTTGACGGGCCATCCGTTGATTCGTGCTTTGGTCGTTCAGATTGATACCGACTCTTTTGAGGCGTAAACGCATCTCAGAGTCAATACCCTTCTGAACAAAACCATTAAGCAACGGCTCAACAGCTATCGCACGTGAAGTGCGTGCTGTTTTGGGAACGAATGTAACTTTGTTATGCTCCGTTATTTGTCTTCTGTCCGTAAAGGCCTTTTTAAAGGCTTCCACGTCATAGCAAGTCAAGGCATTCCGAGATGGGAGACATAAGTCTCTCACCTGGGCACTCCGAGATAAGGCTATGGAAGCGTGTAAGGAGGCACTCGTAGAAACGGTCCAATGTCTCGCATATAGCTTTGCAGCTAAATGCGTGGCACCTCCCGTGACTCCGATTGACGCGCCAGGACCGAAGTCACACTGGTCGTATATGGACTTAAGGTTCGGTTTTATCCCTAGAACATAGGTGATAAAATTACGAGCCTCATTGAGTCCATATTCGTGAGGAGAACGGTATCTACCGTAAAAAGAGTAGATCTTATTTAGTCGCTTGCATTTCTGCTCGCTTCTAAAGAAGTCCGTCGTCGCCTTGAGATCGGGGTTAGTTTTCACTAACGCCGAATCCCAAGGATACTTCCTCACCAGTGCGGCAAACTGACTCGCCAGGAAATGCGAACTGGCGGTGGGATACTGCTGTACCACCAAAGAGTCAGCATAATTGAGAGCTAAATCAAAACGCTTGGATCTAAAAAAGCCTCCTATCGGTTTGACTAAATCACAATCATGGATCCTACATAACGCCTGTATAAAGTCACAATATGTCTCGTGACTTTTGAGGCTTAGCTCGTCTTTCGACTTGCGATAGATGCGAGACTGCTTGAGGTTCATCATGAATCTCCAGTAGTTGAACTCCTATTCTCACAATGAGAAGTCGGAAAAGTTGAATCTCCATATATGCAGACTGGTCGCTCCCTATTGGGGAGAGGTCAAGCCGCACATAATGGGGCAGAGGCATCTGGAAATCCCAATAAAATGGAATTGGCAGATTACCACGCCTGACCTTTCGGTCAGAGTGGTTGCCTATGCGAATAACCACGAAGAACCGGAAAATCAGCGCATTAATAGCTGATCTTCTGAGATTTTACGTGGGTCTTCATGTCGAGGCCTGATACAAGCGCACCGACATCATTCAACAGTGCATCAACATCGCCTGCCGCAAAGCCCACGGGTACAGCCACACTTACTTCGATGATCGCATCCCCAGTTGGGGTGAGAGCACCTGTGAGTGTGAACGTACGGGACAGTTTCGCAGTGGTACGACCCAGACCGCTGAACTGCGCAGTCGGCTTAGGAGCCGTCCGAAGCAGTTTCAAGTCGTCTTTTATCGTTACGCTTTTAAGCGCACCGATATAGCCGACCTGATCCTTTTGAAAGGAATCAGCGTTATAGGTCTTGAGGTTGAAAATTAAAGCCATTGGGATAATTCCCTAGTGAGTGAAAGTGCATTAACTGCACGGGTTGGTATTTATGTTCAAGTCATGTTACCGTTCCTTTAGGCCGCTAACTAAATGGCCCATCGTACCGGCTGCATTATTTGAACATGCGAGACCCCTTCGCAGCGATTAAGCTGAGATAATCCGCCATGCGTGTCTGATCATCAAGTCGAAAATCTGACTTGAGAACCAGACCTGCTGGTTGGAGAGGGGTGCGGCTCTTGCTGTATATCCGAGCACTACATGTGCCCGAAAGCTCACGCGTAAAGTAGGAGTTGGCCGGGTCAAGGTGCTCATTTCTGAGTACCGAGTAATCCGTACGACTGTCTACTTCAGTTGTGAGGCAATTGCCTAACGTTACAACAGATGGAGTAGGTATGAAAGCGCGGAGATAATCTCCGACGTTTGCAAACCAGTCGATAACAAACGAATAGGGAACAAGTTCCCAGGAGACCGTTAGGGCCCCCTTAATATCAAAACCTATGTTATTAAGTAGGTCAGATACGTATTCGTCTAAACTCATTGCACGAACCGTCACAGAACAAGTCGACATGGCTTGTATATGTACACGGTTAATGCCTAAGTCTTTAGTAAATACACGCGTCGACGTCCGGGTTTTAAATCCATTCGCACGAGTTGTGTATTTCTGGTTACCGACACCTTTGTCCAGGCCCCGCAGGATCTCATCCACATCGTTAATAAGCGGTTTTAGGCCGTAACGATATGTAAGCCATGCATCAACAGGCCGCATGAGGTTTTTACGCCTCCTGCCGCTGCGCGTGATTTTAACCTTCGTTTTACGGAAGAATGAATCAATCGCAGAGAAAGGCCTTTTGAGCATAGCAATTGTCTTCGCTGCTTGTGCGAGGGACTCGAATCTATTCGATCCTTGACTCCCGCGTGCAGAAAGGCAACGAGTTGAAACTTCTGTTTGTAGAGAGGCTATTTCAGATGCAGATATAGCGCCCTCTACTGGTATAGCTTGCAATGACTCCGTCACTAAAGACGGTAAATGGTGTCCGTCCCGCCGATATTCCCTATATAAAACTGGGGAGGTACAGGTGGTCCCGACACTACGCGTTGCATGGCCAATACCAGAACCCGCGTTAGATTCCTGCCTTCGCTTTTGCATGTCGTTAAAGAAGATTTCTCCTTTACGTATACGCTCAGCAAAGTTAGGTATCGCGACATCGTCCATAGTCTCAACGACTCCCTCGAGGTAGGCATCGACCGAGGAACTTTGAATTGTCCAGTTTATACTGGCACAATCATCATTCCTCCATTCGGTGACTAAAGCAGGGGCCGGGGTGAAAACCCCCCGAGTACGATGTCTAGCGGTCATAGGAAATTTCGTCCTGTGGCTGTTTGCAGTGTATTAACTGCAGAAAAGGGTCCGAGCATTCTGACGCAAGAGTTCAACGAACTCTTTAACGCTTCGAATGAGCGGATTGAGCTCACCGGCTAAAGCCGGTG